CGCTTGAAGTCGCCGGGGATGTTCCAGCGGATCTTGAGCGCACCCTTCCCTGCCAACCAGTAGCGCTGAAGTGCGGCCGGCATACCGCGAGCCGGGTTCGGATCCACCATCACCGGCCTCCTTCATCAACGATCACTAGGTCGCACCTACAGTTGATCACTTCTTCCGCTGGCCCCATAGGGTCGCCCGGAAAGAGCATCGGCCAGCCGCCCACGTTGAAGGGCTGATACAGCGGCAGGGTGACGTTATCTATGGCTCGGTGGCTGGCCCGGACTCTATCGTCGTGCTCCGTTCGCCAACGCTTTTGTAATACTCGGCCAGTGACGCGAGACTGCTCCAGGCCTGCCGCAGTAGTTCCTGCTCCATAGGCTCGGGTGACCTCGGTAATAGCGATGACCCGGGCTCGATTAGCCCACCGCTCAGATCCAGTTGTCGCAAGAGCGTCATCAACCCTCGCCGCAATGGCAGATACGGACTCTCCACTGTTGACTCCGTCGTTTATCTCCGCGAAGACAAGGTTGTAGACCTCGTCCGGGATACGGACCAGAAAGTTCTGCGTCTGTGCGAGTTGTGCGACGACGAACGCATGACGCGACACCGGCGGTACGTCCGTTGCCTCACTCCACGCTCCCATTGCTATCTGACCCATGACGGTCAGGATCGTGTCGTACTGCCATTGGTCCTGGGCCTGGTAGATGCCACTAGGATCGGGCATCCCTTTCCAGGATCGAAAGGGAGCCATAACCTTGTCTCGGGCAGCGTTGATGAAGCGGTCCAGTGCAGCCTTGACTACACCGAACAGCTTGTTCTCATCGCTGTCACGATTCGCCATTGAGGAAACCTTGCCGAGAGAGCATCTCCCAGAGCAGCCCCGCTTCGTGTGGGCGCTCAGCTTCCAGCAGTGTCGAGCAGTAGCGGTGAAGCGTCACCGCAAGCTCAGGATCTTGAAGTTGCGGCATCTCCAGGAACTCCGCGAGCGCGGGCATCTGGTCCCAGGCTCCAGTGAGTAGCTTTGAAGCACCGCCAGGGTGAACCTTCACTCTGGTATGCAACGAATAGGCGGGGGTGTCCTGCATTGTCCGGTGATGATTCCCGACAAGTCGTTTACCTGCGACTTCTAACGCTCGGAGTACCGCCATATTGGCGACAGCGAAGACGGCTTGCGTTCCCGCAACGGCGGTGGTCGCGGAAGCAGTTATCCCAGGTGGCTGACTGGAGTTGGGCGCAGTGGGGCCACCAGGTGTTGAAAGAGCTGAAGAGTCCTGAGGCATAGGTGCTGGCCCGGTGGGCTGGATGCCAGTAGGTGGAGCAGGAGGCGGGGGAGGACCCGCCCCCTGCTGACCGGGTGCAACGGGGGTAACGACAGTGTTCGGGGGAAGAATGTCGTCTGTGTACCCGGCGATCTTGCGCACCGCTGGGATCTGGAACAGCGTGGGGTCGCGCTCCATCAGCGTACGAGTGAACTTCTTCAGATCCTCGTCAACACTCGGCTTGTCAGTCAAGGCGAAGTCACCAGCGAGGATGACTGCTTCGTCGGAGATGATCCCCTTTTCGTTCAGATTGAGGGCATCCTTCAAGCGCTCCGGGCGCACCGTCAGGGGGGCAGTATCGAACCAGAAAACGTACCGGTCCGGGTCTTCCTTGATCGTTTTCAGTGCTGGTTCAAGGTAGGCACTCGTCAGCGCATCACAGATGCGCGTCATGAGAGGTTCAATGTGGATCTTAATATTCGCTTCTTCGACGTGCCAGGCGGACCAGTGGTTAGCATCGCCAGTGCCGGTAAGGATCTCGGGTGCTATGTCCATAGCCAGAGCGAATCGACGGATAGCTTCCGCGCGGAGATCGAGAGCTTGTTTGCTGAGTTCCGAGCCAAAGGTAACCATCTCGATCTTGCCGAGGGCGTCCATTGGTACCTCAACAAACATGGGTACTACCCCAGCCGCTGTTCCTTCGCCCTTGAGCGATCGACTGCCTGCTTTCATCATCGCCTGGGTGAGACCTTCAGCCCCAGGGACAGTGACGTCGTCGCTATCGTCGGGGAAGCTGGCTTCCTTGGGGATCGGGACCATGCCGGCTGAGATGAGCCGGGAGTCGATCTGGGCGAAGACGTAGCGGGTTAGTCGTTCAATCTCCCACAACATGGGCATGGCTGCCCGGGTAGGAGAGTCGGCCCAGAGACTACGGCGGGGGTGAGGTGTCCAGACCCGGATGACGATGTCACGATCCAAGTCGAGGGACTCTTTAGTTCCATCGGGATAGAGCTGCTGAACGTTACCGTTCCAGCGCTTGAGTTCAGAACAGCTGACGATGTACCACTCATCCGCTTCGTTGTCCCGAACAGCCCCGCGACCCACGATGTAGCAATCGCCAGCGATTGTGAGGTTGATGCCCAGCATTCGGAGAGCTTCTGACTGAGCAGCCGGGGAACCGAACATGTTCTCCGCAATAGCAGCGACCTTCGGCTTCTTGGTCTCTTGCTGTACTCGCCCATTCTTGTCCACCTCCGCTACGTAGATGCGCACCCTGGAGCAGGCTGAGCCGATCCAGTTAGCCGCGAAACGCAGCTCGCCGATGATGTCGTACAGACGCCAGACTTCTTGTTGCCAGGAGTCGTCCCCGAAGCGATAGGTTCGCCATCCCTGCCCGTCAACGTTCCTGATGCGGGCCGCGCTGGCGATCAGCGACTTCATCTCCGACTCGTGAGCTTCCGGTTCCGGTTCGGCATCTAGGGCCTTGGGCCGGCGGAATGCTGCCATGAACTACTCCCTGTCTGCCATACGGAGTGCGATGGCTGCCGCCATGGACCCGGCAGGGATTGATAGAGCGGCAAGTACCCACTGATTGTGCCAGAAAACGGACACAGGTAGGAGGATCGAAAACCACATCGACATACACCAGGGGGCGCAGTGAATCAGCCGGGTAACCATGTGGGTCGGTCCGTAGTGCTTGACGATTGCCTTCCTGAACCACGTGGTGATCTCATCCTCCGCGATCAGACGCGCGAGGCGGGCCGCTGCGAGGGCAGCGACAACCATGGTCAGGACTAGCACGCTTACTACTCTAATGGGATCAAGAGCACAAGGGGTAGATGGCTGATCAGATGGTTCATTATGGACAGAGTACTAGGGAGGGGTAGGGTGACAGAGACAACGCAGCACATATCACATCGACGTACCTGCTCTTCTCTCGTCAGTTCTTCACCGACAACTCATCTCGACTCGTTTCCTCTCTGTCGACCCGACAGGCCTCAACGCGCCTACTCCGCTCACCATCCGACTAATCACCTCGATTCTGAGTCACACCGATCCCGACGTCCCACGTCAAGTCACTTCATGTCCGACGAGCCACCACATATCTACTCAACTCAACCTCGACTACGCTGCACAGCCCATGTCATGTCACGTCACGTCACGTTCGACATCCCAACACATGTCCGTCCGATCCTCATCGACTCGTCACGTCGTACTCGCACCTGTTCCGCGCCGACTGCTCAGCAACTTGTCTTACCGACCCTCGTCCCTTTCCGACATGCCACGACACGTCAGCACTACACAGGCCATGTCCCGTCCGACTCACCAATGCGGCTGAAGTTGGGACAGATCGTAAAAGTCCTGAGAAAGGCTCCACTCGTGCTGGGAGGGCTGCGCAACTCGCATGACGCGCCGCTCTCCCCGCATGAGGTGAAGGGCGCCATGTACCAGGGCGTCCATCCGGTCCGGTGATTCCCTTGTGGACTCAGGATCGAAGATCACCATTTCGGATTCGAGTTCCTCGAACTCGCCCACCATGTGCAGTCGCTTCTGTTCACAGCGCATGGCTACTGGTTCAGCTCTTGTACGTTTGCCATGTTTCGCGTGCACCGGATACATAGAAGGAGAGCTATGTTCGGGGAAGAGTCCCAGGCTTATGGATTCCTTGAAGGCATCCTGGAGTACTTCCGCGAGGTACCTTTTGCCCAGGTTCTCTTCGTAGACAAGGGTGTCGGCATCCCATTTGGCCATTGCTCGCCAAGCTGCCAAGGCTGCTGTTCGACCACTCTGTTCCACCGAGGCATCTTCAAGTACATAGAGATCGTTGTTCACTGTACGAGCGACGACGACGATCCCGAACAGATCGTCTTCTCCAGTCAGGTTCGGGTCAACCCCGACCACCGTGGCGACGATGTCATCGGGTACCTCGGTAACCCGGCCGTTGACGATGTCCATGCGCTTGAACAGACCGCCGCCACCCAGCTCCAGTAGCTTCCCGTACAACTCCTGCTGCCCGAGCGCGGAGTCCGCGTACCTGTTCTTCAGCTCCCGCAACACGTGCTGGGACAGGTTGGTGGAGTTGTCGAACGTGGACCCCCCCATGATGTGGATGGTGCCATCGTCCCGCTTCACCCACTCTTGCAACAGTTTGATGGGCTTCGGGGTGGTGGTGGCGAAGCAGCGAGGATGGTCGCCTACCAGGTCGGTACGCAAGGAAGGCAGGATCCCCTCATACCAGGACTCATACGACTTAGGCCACTTGCAGATCTCATCCACCCAGGCACCGGCGGCGTTGTACCCCCGGCCCACGTCCTCATCATCCGCACCCTCCGCATAGATCCGGGACCCATCTGGGAAGAGCACCATCGGACGCGGGGACTGCTTGTACCTGAAGTCCACGCCGCGCCGAGTCAGGACGCGCAGGAGTCCTGCTGGTCCTTCCATGCAAATGGTGCGAGTGTCAGCAAGCGTCTCGCCGATCAGCAACCATTCGGTGGGCTGCCCGTTTCGGTCAAATGGGTGCTGGAGCACTTTCTCCACGAGCCACTCTGCCCCTGCTCTGCTCTT